GTGCGGCGGAGCCGTCCCTATGGGGAGTTATGCGGCGGTGTACCCCCTTGGGTTCCTCACCAACGGCTGGGACCGTTCTTCGTTGATGATACCGAAATCCCTGGCATGGATTTTGAACCGGACGCCCTTGTATGCGCCAAGGAGAACGATATCTCCATTCCTGCACCAAGGTATCGGGTCTTCGTCTGGAGAAGGCCTATAGCGGTCATCGGTGTAGCAGAGGGGTCCCATCTTGAGGACGACACCCAGAACCGTGCCCGTGGTCTCCTGGTCCTTGGTGATGTCTGCTTTGATGATGCCCCCTTCGGTTTTCTCCTGGACCTCGGGGATGGCAAGGAGGATGCGCCAGCCTTGCGGCTCAGGCAACTCGGTTGCCTTCCGGGTCTCTGCCATGGGGACGACGTTTTCTTCTTCTTTGGCGGCGGTTTTGCTCATTTGTCTTGGCGCTCCGCTTCTTCTTGCCGTGCTTCGATGTCCAAGATTTCTCTTTCCAGGGTGGCCAGACCTTCGATCCTGCCGACGTTCCGTGCATATTCGACGGCGATCTTGTCGACGGTCAGCGTCCCATCTTCTCCCGTGCTCAGACACCCTCCAACCGCGAGATGGTCAGCGACTTCGTTCATCTCGCGACGAATGATTATCTTGATGTGCTCTGAAATAGTATCGGCCAATGCTCACATCCTCAAGTTTTTTATTCTTTTTTCGGCTGCTGCTGCTTGGTTTGCTCCCGTCCGCGCAATAGGTCCATGAACTTCCAGGCGAGTTGGGCTGCTGTTTGTTTGTCGGCTGTTTCAGCCCTGATCCCCTCTTGTTCCAATGCGGTCTCGGAACGGATCATCTCGCCGGTCATTGCCCCGGCCTGACGGGTGTCCTCCATTCCCTCCTGCGCCTGGATGCGAAGACGTTCGGTTTCGGCATCGAGGAGATTGTCGGCGACCTGGACACCCAACTGCGCCCCGGAGACCTTCTCCCGGGACTGGATGCCCTCGCGCTTGATGTCGAGTTCGGCCTGGGCGAGGGCGTTCTCGATCAGCGTCTGCCGCATTTCGACGCCGATCTCCATTCCAGCCATCTTCTCCTTGCTGTCGATCTGGGCCTTGGTTGCCATCGCCCGGAGCTTGTCCGCCATGCCTTTGCGCTGGACCTCCAGACGCTTCGTCTCGGCCTCCATCTTCTGGAGTTGGATGATCGGGTCCTGAGCCTGCTGGGCCTGCTTCATCATCTGCGCTTCGGCCTGATCCTTCTTCAGGAGTTTGTCGGCGGCGTCTGCCACCAGCTTCGACAGATCGACCTCGGCCTCGGGCGGCATGAACTCGCCATACTTCGGCAACGGCATGCCCAACTGCTTCTCGATCTCCCTGCGGTACTGGAAGGCGACATGCTCCCTTATATGAGCTTCGCCCGCGCCCGCGATGGCCTGGGCCTGTGGCGACTGCTTGATGATCTCCTGGAGCTTGGGGTCGCTGGCGGCTGCCATATGAACCCGAATATGGGCCTCGTGGTCCTGGTGATCATGGGCTTTGATCGGCTCCCCGGTGAAGATGGCCATGTTCTCGGCCACCGGGTCCATCGGCTTCATCTCGTCTTCCAGGGGGATTATCTCATCGGCATTGGGGAGACCCATGGCGTCAACCATCTGGCGGTGGAGTTTCTTTTGGTCGTAGATTTGCGGGGCGGTCTGGGCCAACTGGAGAACCGCCTGCCCCTGCATGATCCTCTGCGCCATGGTCGAGGCGTTGGGATTGCTCACCGGCAGCACATCGATCCGGTCGTCGTAGTCCTGGGCACGGGTGGCCCCACTTTCCACGTCATACTCATACTCGGGGGGAGCGTGCTCCTTGACCAACTTGGCGAGGAGCTTGAACTCCTTCCGCATTGCCGCATGGATACGGGCGTGAACCCCCGACATGACTTTCATGCCACGCTCGATGATGGCCAGCGTGGTGCCCACGGGCGACTGCTGGTTCATGTCGCTGATCTTGATGTCGGCGATGGAGGCGATGGTGCGGCCCTCCTCGACAATAGAGCCGAGAAGCTGGAAGAGAACCGTGGACGGCTCCTTGTAGGGGAGGAAGGTGATGTTGTCCTTGATCGCCCCGCCAGGGACATCGACATCCCGGAACTCACCCGGCCTCAAGGGACTGTCGTCACCCTTGATCCTAAGACCTCGTGACTTGAGACCGGCTGGCAGGTTCGCCAATGTCCCGGCATCAACAAGCTGCCTGAGTATTGACGTGGCAGACTTGGCGATCCCTCCCAGGAGATGGACCAGCCCGATGCCGTAGAAGCCGAAACCAGGAAGGTAGGGATAATGAATGAAGTAGCTGCTCTTGGCCTTGAGTTCATCATCTTCCCGCCAGTTGCGGTAGATCGACAAGATTTTCCTGTCGTGCTTCTCGATGGTGATGATGTAGGGGACGCCGATGCCGTCCTCGGCTTCGTGGCCTGGAAGATCGTACTCAACGTGCATCTCCAGGAGCGTGTGACGGTCGTCCTTCTCCACGTCCGGCTCGATACCCTCGACCTTCTTCCTCTTCTTCTCTACATCGGTGAGGGTCTGAACGGGATGACCGAGTTCCTTCGTGATGTACTGACCGTCCCGCATCGCCTTCTTGATCTCGTTGGGGAACTTCTTGAGGACGTGGGTCATCCTCGGACAGGTCTCCAGATCGGCGGTTCCGTAGGCAACCACGAAGTCATCGGCAGGGATGAACCGTGCCGTAGGCCGTCCCAGGTTGTAATCGAAGTACACCTTCTTGAAAGCTGACCCGGCTATAGGAAGGTGGAAGAGCGCCAGTTCATGCTCGGTACGGTACTCCGTCATGACCTCCGTACACTGATAGTTCATGTCGTGGCCGACACGCTTCGCCTGCTTGGTTTTCTCGGGAGTGTCCTTGCCGACGACCTTGGTGAGCACGGGACCGGCTGCGGGAAAGGTCTCGGTCATGGCGTCGGCCTGAAAGCGGACCACGGCCTCGGTCAGGATCGGATGGAAGACGCCGGAGGCTCCGGCCCACGGCTGGGTCCGCTCTTCGATCTTCAGCCCCATCAGGGTAACGCCCTTGATGTAAGCCTTCTTCCAGGGGTCCCTGGATTGATCATCGTCATCGAAGGCCTTGACGAGTTCGGCGCCGACTTTGGAGAGATCGGCGTCGGACATGTCTTCGGCGAGGTTTGAGGAGAACTCGGTATCTACCGGGGCCTCTGCCTCCGGGTCGAGGTCCACGGTGACGCTGCCGTCCTCGTTGTATGTCTCGGTGGCTTCGGGGTCGTCGTCGGGAAGATACTCGATCTCGATCTCGCCACTGCCCTCCATCTCGTAATCGGCTGGAGGTGTGGGTGTGGCGAGTGGCCGGTCAATGTTTATAGCCATGCGTCCCCCTAGTAATACTCATACTTCGGGGGCGGGTAGACAGGGACCATATCGTCTTCTTCGTCACTTGGAGTTCTGACAAACCCGCCCTCTCGGTAGCGCATGAGTGCCTGAGTGGCACTGTCCACATAGTCATCGTGTTCGCCAGCCGGAAACTCGGCGAACTCCTCGATGACTTCCTCTGCCCAGCGGGTCTCAGGCGCCCATACTACACCAGAACTAAACAAATCGGAAACAGCATTCACCCGGGCGATCTTGTCGTTACCCCGGGTTGGAGTAAACTCCCCGACCGGGATGCCCATATGCCGAAGCTCTTGGATCAGCGGGGCGCCCGCAGCAGACTTCTCCACGATGAACGCTTCAGGAGACCACTTCTTGTGATGAGCCAAGGCCTCCTTCTTGAGGGCGGGGAACTCCAAGCGCTCCCGAAAGGCGTCGAGAAGGATGACGTTGGGGAGGAACTTGCCGGTATCCTCGTGCTCGTGATTGAAGACCCCCCAGGTCGTGCAGGCCGAGTAATCAGACCTCTCGGTTTTGGTGAACGCCGTGTCCCAGGACTGGATAACGAACTCGACTTGGGGTGGCTCCTTGTATGGCCACCGCTTCCACCAGTTCCGCTTGACCAGGGCACCCTCTTCGGCGGTCGGTGTCTGCTGATACTGGGCCACCCATTTTGAGATGGGGAGTTCGTCCCGGATCGCCTCGATCTCTTCCTGCGGCCAATACTCCGGCCAGATGACCTTGCCTGACGGGAGGACGGCGGGAAGCTCGATCACCCGCCACTCGTCCTTGAGTTCTCTCTGGATGGAAGCCCTGATCACCTGTCCCGTCAGGTCACGCTTCGACCACCTCGTCATGACGATGACGATGGAGGCATTCGGCTGCACACGCTGCCGGGGACCTGACGTGTACCACTCGAAGACCTTGTCGTAGATTTCCGGCTTGCTCTCCGCCAGCTTCGCTTCCTGCTCGGAGTGGGGGTCATCGATGATGATCAGATCGCCACCGCGACCGGTCAGGGTGCCCTCGACCCCAATCGCGAAATACTCGCCCTTTGCCGTGGTCTTCCACTTGCCCGCCGCCGAGGCGTCCTGGTTGACGTAGACACCTGGGAATATCCTTTGGAAGTCGGGGTCGCCAATCGTGTCCCTGACCTTGCGACCGAAATCGACAGCGAGGTCGGCGGTGTTGGAGGCCTGGACGACTTTCTTGTCGGGGAACTTGCCCATAAACCATGCGGGCAGGAGATGCGAGGCGAATTCACTCTTCGTATGCCGGGGCGCCATGTTGATGATCAGACGCTTGCATTTACCATTGGCTACATCCTCGAAGGCCTTGGCCATGATGCCGTGGTGGTAGCCGCTGACGAACTGAGGCCACACCGCCTTGACGAATTCAAGGAAGTCGTCTTGGGCCGTGTGGCGCTGAAGGGTCTCCTCATGCTCATTGAGAAGCGCGAGGATTTCCTCTTGTTCCTCGATGGGAAGCTCATGGAGACGGTCCAGATAGCCCTGAATATTGGCCAAGGACATATCAAAGAAATACCCCGAACTTTCGCCCGGGGCAAGTTTATTGGACCATGATAGTCCAGGGAGGTTCTTTTCCTTAGCCCCAGGGTGCGGCCTCGGGCGGGGGTTCGGCGGGCACGTCTTCCTTCGGCACTTCCTGGGAGATTGGGGCTGCCGTTGGTTGGATGGACCGGGCAAGGTTCGGTATCCGCTTGACGTGGCCGCGCTGCTCCAGCTTGGCGATTAGAGAAGCCACGCTCGACTTCGACTTGGCGCCAAGGGCCTCTTTGATCTCTTCATAGGAAGGGGCGTGGTTGCGCTCCTCCCAGAATGCGGTGATGAATTTCAGGCACTCCGCCTGTCTCGGGGTCATTGCTATAGCCCTCTCATTATTTGGTCGATGACCTTGGTGAAGTTCTCGCGGTGATGTTTCGGGTTGACCCCGGCAGTCTCGAAGACCTCGTCGGGGACCTCCCTCAGAATGCGGACAACCGTCCGGGCGATGCGGGCCTTATCGATCATGTTGACGGCCCCTTGGGCGGCGACGGCGTCTCCATTCTTGAACTCACCGGTGACGACGAGGGACGAAATCTGTTTTTCGATGTCCTCATCTATGGACTTTGCCATCGTCTTGATGCTGCCGCCGACAGGAGGCTGGCTGGAGTGGCCACCAAAGCCCCCCGGGTATTGGGTGAGCGGGGCACCATGAGGGACCTGGATAAGAGAGCCGGGGGACGAAGGGCACACTGCCGAGGAGTTGGCGGTGGTGGTGGCGGCGGCGAGTAATCCTGTTCCCATACCTACTCCTAGATTTTGCTGGTTCATCTGCGCCTGAGCCAGATGGGCGGCGAAGTGGGCCTTCTGCTGAGCGAGGGCCTGAGCCATGGCCGGGGAGGCAACGAATGGGCCGTGTCGCCCTCCTCTTACCCATCGTCGCCATGGTCGATTCTTCCCGATCTCATCAACGGCGTCCTGGAGGGACTGAGCCATCGCGACTTCGGTGGCCGTCGTGGTGGTCTGACCCTTATCCTTGCCTTTGAATAATCCGAACATGGAACATACCCTATACAAATGGGGGCCAGGGGTCAACGGCTACCTGGGCGGCCCGCGTTCTTGGCGTAAAGATGCATGTTGGCCTCCGCCCGTCCTTGCTGCTTGTGAAAGACGATCTCATTATGCTTCTTACACCAGGACTTGGTGAACAGGGTCTTCTTGGCGCACATGAGGCCGTCGTCCTCAATCCATCGACATTCGTTGCGTCCGATCTCCACTAGGGACTTTGCCATCCAGTCCCCTTCCATGATTGCCATATTCAACAACCCATTTAAGCCTGATCGACAGATCAAGCGAATACCTTTCCACGCAATCAATCTCTTCTCTTGTCCAAATCCCTCGTCGCCTTGCCTTGTCGGACTTGCGCTTCAACTCCGAGAGTGGCTGCCTTGCCACCAACAGACCGTGCAGGACCTCGGCATTGGTTTTACGGTGTGTCAATCCGTCACCACCGTCACGTCCGTCATCTTGGCGGTGCCCTTAGCCTTCTCCTCGGCCTCCTGTTTGGCCTGGATATCCTCCTGGACCTTCGCCTGGAAGGCTATGCGGATCGCCCCCTGGAGATTGTGGATGGCATCCAGGAACTCGCTCTCGGTGTTGCAGACGCCTTCCGCCGTCTTGAAGACGTTATCGTCGTCCTCGAAGATCGTGACGCTGTACCTGACCTTCATTTTACTTTCCTCTTCGGGGCTTTTTCGAGCTTCTCGACCTTTTCCTCCAACGCCTCTATCTGTCCCTTGAGGTGGGCGGCTTCACGAGGATAGTCTGGTTCACAGGCCCCCACGGTTACGACCATGGTACGGGGGGTGGTGTTTTTGAAGGTGCCGAAGGCCCCGACCATTTTATTGCCTGGGGTGACAAAATACCGCTCAAGAGTTGTCTGGCTTTCGAAGAATGTGATCATAGCCACAACAGTCCCAACGGGGCGTAGAACGCCGCCCCCAAATAAGCCTCGGCGATCTCGTTGCTGTCGGGTCCCGGCCACTGAACCATGGTCAGGAAATATACAACCGCCACCGAAGGACCGACCGCGATGTAGATGATCCAGAGTGGACTGGAGACAGTCATCAGGTAGGCCGCGATGATGGTGGACGCCGCCCCGTACCGGAGCATCATGATCCAGACCTCCTCCCAGTCGGTGTAGCCGAAGGTCCAGTTGGCGACCATCGCGACAACGATTGGCAGACCAAGCCAAGGGCCGAGGGGCCAAACCAAGCCGATGGTGAAAACAGCCGCGACGACCAATCGGACCCACCTGGGTCCAAAGCCCCGACCGTGCCACCATCTCCAGGTGGCGCCGCCGATGCCTCCACAGATAGCCATAAGTATTCCGCTCATCAGTAGGTTCCTTTCGGTTGGAAGACGAGATAGGTCTTAGCCGGGGACTTCGCCCCTGCGCGGGCAGCCATCACCCACCGGCCTATTCCTGTCTCCTGGATAGGCTCTCCGAACGGCATCCAGTGGGTGGCGGATTCGTCAACAAACCCTCGCCCGTCAGTGGGCACGGTTGGTTGGATTGTCTGGGCCATCAGGGGTACTTTCCTTCGATCCTGGCTTTGGCTACTAAACGAGGAAGCTGATTGGTTACCTCGGTGACGGCCAAAAGTCTGGTTTCGTCATCAACGGAAGCCAGCACACAAGCCAAGCCCCAAACCATTTGCTCGACGCATTCTGTCTCACCGTGGCCGATGTCCCGACCGCGACGAAAGGCTTCGCGATTTTCATCAAAAAGCCGTAAGACTTCGCAATGTAGGCACAATTCCTCGGCCATCAGCGCCTCTTTCTCTCTGCATCAGTCTCTCCCTGGAGAATATTGAGAAGCTGGTAGGACATGATGTGGCGAACTTCCTCGAAGGCGTCCGCGTAGGCGAGTTCCTCCCCCTTCTTGGCGTCGAACTCGCTCGGGCTGACGCAGGCCGATGTCCCGACCGCGACGAACCCGTTCTTGAGGATCAGGAGACAGATGGTCAAGGTCGGGGCCGTTTCGGGACGGATGTAGTCCTCGATCAGGATGGTCCTCTCGATTATGAAATCCTCGACCTTGGTCGGGGCAGGGAGGGGGATTTTTTCTTTTTGTTCACTCATTTTTTCTTCTTCCATTTGATGTGATTGAAGTTCTCGCGGTAGGCGTCTGAGTTCACGTGCTGATGGTGCTTCTCGTCAATCAGGAGGGCGCCCGTCTGCGGGTTGGTCGCCCCCATTTGTTCCCGGACAACGTCGGCATCCGAATACGTCGGATTGTCCACGTACCACTGCTCGTCCCGCTCCAGGGCACCCTTGACCTTGCGCGTATCAAGACTGCCTTGGGTATGCTTCCCAAAAATGCGCTCATGACCTTCTCGATAAGCATCGGTCGTGCCTTTTTGTTTTTCACTCATATCAGCTTGAACCTCACGTTGTGCTGGCGGGATTCTTCGTTGTGTATGTCCATCTCATAGGGTCCGTACTGGAGGGTCGGCGTGATGTGGGCGTCGTAGAGGGGGATTTTGTCCCCGGCAATCGGCAGCTTGGGATGGTAAATGAGGACGAGCATGGTTAAAGAATTGTGGTCATAGGCAGGGACGCAGGTCACCGGGCAGCCGACATCGAACAGGGCCTTTGCCACGACCCCGTCCTCAAGGGCTTCCTCCGAGAACCGGACGTAGCCGATCTTCGACCAGTCCTTGATCTTGGTGGTGTCTTCATACTGCTTGAGATACTGGACCGGACGGCCCGAGCCTTTTGGACTGGGGATCACCCCATAGAAGGGGTCGTCATACCCCTCGGTATAGTCTCCTCCCTCCTCTTCGATGGGGTCGTGCAGTCCAGTCATCTCGAACCCTTCGTTCAGTGTTTTCGCATACTCCTCGCTGAAGATCGCGTTCAGCCCTGGCATCAGTTGTTGAGCGAACTTACTACTCGACAGGGCCATTCTTCAGAAACTCCTCGTGCATCTCGCGGGCCTCTTTCTGGTGGGGAGGTTCCTCGACAAGGGGCACGTCCAGCCAGAGATCAAGATCGGGGTCGTACTGCTGGAGGACGCTCTCCATCTTCTTGAACATCGCGTTCTCGCCAAGGGACCGTACCCTCTTCACGAACCGAGACCTCATTTGGGGTCCTCCGGGAAATCATCAGCCACGACCGCCGCCTGCGGCGAGGCGAAGGGGTCATCTGTTCCACCAATATGTTTTGGAATAATATGATGTTTATGTGTAATCATAATTATTCGCCGCCTGGTTTTCCGTTTATTTCCATCAACGTCTTTTCAACATCGTCAATCGTAGCACCAAGAGCAGCGTCATAAGCCGTTAAAATCGCATACATTTTACCGTTTTGCGATGTGTGAACTACCGATTGGACATTATCCTCAATCGCCCTTACCAGAATGTCCACTACCCGCTTATGCCACGTGTTAAAGTTGTCAATGAACGCGCTTGATATCCCCTCTCGTCTTGCATCTGCAATATAATCTGTAACCGTTTCATTTAGGTTGTGAGACAATAAGGCATGCATTTCAGAGTCCGACAATTCATTAAAGTCTGTGGCCTTAACCAGTTCTTTCAGACTATCTTGGAAAGCAGCGAACTTAATCGTTAGGAATTTCTTAGCCGTTACTGTTA